CTATGCTTCTTTTCCTGTTACTTTTACTTCTTTGGCAACACCTTCTTTTATCAATTCCTTGCCACGTTCTGCGGTCATTTCCATTTCTGTACCCTCTTCTACAATTTTCTTTGTGTACTTATCCACATACCGCTTTGTTACTTTAATTTTCATGTTTTCACCTCCTAGAAATTGGTATAAAAATACCACCGGTCTAAAGGCCCGTGGTATCTATAATTATTCATTTTATAATGTTTACTACTTCTGATAACTAATTGGTCTGATAATATATATCATCCCGTATGGATTCCAACATATGAGTTTTTGATGTTCCCTCCTGATGTTTATCCATCCAATATACGGATTCATCTTCTATATAATCCATAAAATCAATTTTAGTATCTACATCAATTTCAAAAACTCCATTTTCCCCACTATTCAATACTCGCTGGACAAGTTCATTATCAGGATACATTTCTTTAAGAAATTCGATTTGTTCATTTGTAAGTTTAAATTTTCGCATTCTCTATTCTCCTTATGTAATCTACATCTGTCGGATTACATTGAATCAATAAACCACTATCTGGATTTATTGTAACTGTTCCACCTTTTCCAATATATTTTTGGCTTTTATCACCATTAACTGATGTTCTCACAGGCATCACTTTTAATGGTTTCTCCAATGCTTCTTTTATTCCTTCAATGGTAACTCCAGAACGTGGTTTTCCTGTTTTGGGGTCTTTCATGGTTCCAATCACTCTCTCCATGAAATGTTTACTCTGTCCCTTTACTTCTATTCCCTCAGAAGTCTTTATTCCAATAACATTTTTTTCAATATCACCATATATCTTTTGATAATTAGTAAATCCGGATAGTGGTGATATCATTCCATTCTTCACGGAGCGAGTATACGTTCTAAACAGTTCCCAATTTTCAGTATTATTATACTTCATTTTTTGGAATTTTTCCAGCGTTTCCGGCACTTCTTCGCCAAGAATCTCCCGATATTTTTTATACTGAATCCTATCTGATGTTGTATTTCGGATTCTCTTTTCTTCCAGCTTAGCATCCTGGTTCCCTTCCACATATTTCTGATACCATTGAGCATAACTCATGGTTAATGGGACATCTATCTTCTTATGTGTCTTAGGATCTAATGCTTTTCTGGTCATATCCTTTAACCATTCTTCATCCAGAACAGCTATTTCCGTACACCGACACCACGGATGCATTGGATGGCAGTTGACACCAACCTTTTTATCCTTTGTATAAAATATCTTTCCATCCAACGTTCTGCAACAAGTGGTACAAGTCTTTAAATCCAGCACCGCCAAATACATATACTTCTCTATGCCTGCTGCCGCATATGCTTTAAAACTCATCTCTCCGGCGAGATAATTACTCTCTGTTCTTATTAACCGTCTGGCTCTGCTGGCACCTGCTGCATACTTATTAGCAATCTCATTGGCTATCTCCCGGTGTGTTTTACCGGTAACCAGTTCAAGCAGTAACTGCTCCTTTAATTCCTGTGCTAATGCTTTTGTATTCTTCCATATTCTGGAGGAATAATTTTCACCAGACCACCGACTATTTATTACCTCTTCAATTGTATCCTTGGATATATGAGCAAATGAAAATGCTGCACCTGCTCTCTGCTGAATATTATACATTTCACGATAGTAGGCTTCATTCGCAAAATCAGTATAAAAGCTACGGTTACGCTGCAACTCCTGCTTATAAACTCTCATCATTACAAAATCCAATTGATTCTGTAACTGCCGTAATCTTTCCAGCCTTGCCTGGTATGCAGCCGATTCTAGCTGTTTTTTCAACTCTTTACAGCTGTCATTAGAATCTCCATCTCTAAGCTTCTGCAGAAGTTCGTCCAGTGAGGTCTTATCCTTTAATTCATTCAACAGTCTGCGTGCTTCGCTTTCAGACAGACCATATTTGCCTTTGTATTTATCAAATATCTGATCTGCCTGCGTAGAAATATACCGGGATGCTTTCAAATATAGCTGTGCTATTTCATCTGCCTTTTTCTCTGCACTTTCCATGTAATTATACATATCCTGTGCTTCCCTGCGCTCCCAGTAATTAAGCTTCGCCATCCGCATCTTCCTCTAATTTATCATTTGGATGATTATCAAATAATTTCTTCTGTTTCTCTATAGCTTCTTCCTCTTCTTCATTAACTGCCGTAAGTTCTGCTTCCACATCATCTACAAAAGGAATCTGAGAAAGTAATGTTTTCCGGCTGACCTTACCCCAAAGATTGCTAACCCACTGTGAAATTTCCAACAGATTCTTTGGCATACATCTGGTAAATATAGTCTTAATACCGGATATATCAACATTTTTTCCTTTAACAGACAGCCAATGTGCGAATATCCTTAATCTCTTACGAAGACCTTTTTTATAATATCTGGTCTTTATTTTGGTGATATTCTCCATTCCAAGCAATTTGAATTCCATTGCAACACCAGATACATTTCCTCCAAAGGATTCGTCTGTCATACAAGGGATATGACTGAATTTATGAATATCCTGCTCAATAGCTTTTCGTAAGATTTCCACTCCCGCTTCATCAAAGGTATGTGTAAGATATTCCGCTTTTGAATCGTCCGGAAGTTCCAACAGCTTCTCCCTTTTCAGTTTCTTCATTGCTTTCTGTGTTCCGGTGCCTTCCCCTTCATCCTCTATCTCGTCAGAAAGCAGTGCTCCGTATATTGCCAGAATAGAATCTACAAACTGCTCCTTGTCATTTACCCGGTCAGACATGATTGCATTATATGCATCTATAAGCGGAATCTGTAACTCAAAATCCCCAATTCCAAGCTTATTATTCTGATATGCATTGACCGGAACCTCTCCCATATAATGTGGCTGTGGTTCCTCTGTCGTTTCCTGTGGCTCATTACTATCCTGTATATTAAGCACATACTTATAATTCTGTGTAAGCACTGTTGCAATATACTGTGTTGGATAAGTATCAGTGTCATCCTTTTTCTGATAATAATAAACTGCAAATAATTCATTCTGTTCAATGGTATCGTCATATACCATAAATGTTCTAAGCGGTGAAAGATTCTTACATACAAGCTCAGTCTGTCCCTCTTTGGCATACATATACTCAAATGCCAGTCCATAAATGGATAAATCAAGACCATTATCACCATCTGCTTCATCTGCCCCGGCATTCTCCAGTGCTTTTAACAAATCTGATATATCATCATCTGACTTATATGTAACTGGCTCACCGATAAAATAACTTGTTGCTGTATCAGAAATATCTTTCGCATGATTACATACCAGTTTATTATTTGGTGCTCCATCCTCTTTCTTGCGTTCAAGGATTGCCTGCTCTCCCTCATAGTAATCCATTTTCTTTTTCAAAGCAGATGCTACTGTGATGTGCTTATTAATTAAATGTAATATATCTGTTTTTCTTATATTAAGTTCATCATACTTTTCTGCCGGATATGTAAATACAAACACTTTTTAACCTCCTATCCAAATCCAAGTTGCTGCTTACTTTTTATTCTCGCTACCTGGTTACCAAGCACGGTGCTACAAAAATAACGTACCGCATCCATTGCATGGTCATACTGCTTCACTGGTCTGTCTTCTCCACGGTCTGCTGCTTTTGCATCCCATATATAAGAAGCAAATTCCTTAAGCGTATTCTTGCAACACGCATAAAAAAGAATCCGTTTCTGATTGAGTAATGTCCCAACCAGACGGATTCCATCTGCTACATCATTTTTTGCTTTAATTACCGTAAACCCTTTCTTCCGTAGTTCCGCTATGAAGGAGGCTGCGGACGGGTCTACAATTACTGCTCTTATTTTCTTATTTCCAACAAAGTCCTTTAAGTCCTTTGCATATTCTGCATCTGTTTTCTGCTTTCCCTTATCCCTTCCAGAATAATAATATTCTTTTGTGCAGCACCATTTGCCACTTAATGATTTTTCCCACATCAGGAATACTGTTGCATTCTGGGTTCCATAGTCAATACTGATATATTTTCCGGTAGGATATAATTCCTGCTCTTCCTTGGTCACATGATCATCAGCATTGAACATATCATAAATAATACCCTCTGCCATTGCCCACAGTCCTAATATATATCTTCGGAAGAATACTCCAGTATACATGCTGCGGTATCTCTCTTTTATCTTTTCAGTAAGAGAGAGGTTATCATCCATTGTAAAATGAAGATACAACAGATTCTTTTCCTTTATTTTATCAATCCAATTTACCTTGAACCAATGATATGGTCCATCCGGATTGCAGTTGAACCAATACTTAGAGCCATCCACAGAACAACGTCCGGTTGCCTGGTTCACAAATGATTCCGGCATCAGTGCTACTTCATCAAAAAAGACTCCTGCTAATGTGATACCTTGCACAAGGTCTTGTGAACTTTCATCTTTTCCACCAAATTCCATGTAACGCTCTACCTGTCCACTGATATTGAAATTTTGTGCCTGGAATGGGAAGTCAGGGTTGCTCCCAGATACTTTGTCATGTACCACTTCGGTTTTCCGTAACTTCTGAATGTCTGCTTCGGTTTCCTTTACCAATTCACATGCATCTATATAATCCATTAATATATCTTTGTTCAATTCAATTCCTCCTGTTTTTGGGTATAAAAATACCGCCAGTGAAATACTGGCGGTTGGTATATTTAATTTTTCGGAGTAACATTTATCTCCGTGATGCTTAATTCTCTTTCTATACAATCTGTTCTATTTTCCATTTCTTGATTCCAATTTGTTCCACAAACTATATTTTCATAATAATCAATTCCATCGGTAGTAACGATATGTAATTGCATTTCTAGATGTGGCATTATCTTTTTGCTATTGTCTTTATACCATGTATCTTTAAAATCCTCTTCATCAACAAATTCTCTGCGAATTTGAATAATCAACTTTTTGGTTTCGCCCATTTTAATATCAGAGCTTCCAATTATCATTGGTATTTTTTCATTTTTGTTTCTTTTATCTGTTACAAGCAAATAGAAATCAATATTTTTAACAAAAACAAATCTTATATCACTATGTCCACTATTGGTAACATCCAAAACCATTGTACACACCTTTGTTGTCATTCCAGTTCTTGGGTTTGCTGTAATCAATACATCTAAAAGTATTGATTCATCACTTTTATAGTCCTCTTGTATCTTATTCGCATCATCAATTAACGATATGAAAAATCTTTGAGAATTTTTTAAGTCAAAACATGGTTTCATTTTGACTAAATCCATCTCCATAAGTTTTTCAGATATATTATTGGCTTTTTGTGTTTGGCAAATAGCCACATAACCCAAAATAATTGTTCCAACAAATGAAAGTACATCTCCAAAATACCCAAGCACATCTCCAGCTTCCCACTCTGCCGTTATCAAATAATATCCAGTCCTTATTTTAAACAAAAAATGAATGACAACAATTGGCATAAATATAATAATCACAATCATCAAAATGGAAAGTCTCTTATGCTCATTTATCCACTTTAATACCTTTTCCATATAATTTTCTCCTCCATGCAATATATAGAATTATACCTCTCAAACCGCCAGTATTCAATTTTCAAGGTACAAAAGTCGAGTGTTATCGACAAATTAAAGTTCTTTATTCATCACTCCAATCTAATTTCTGACCACATAACAAGCAATATCTATGTGTTTCAAATCTGTCTTCTGTAAAAATTAAACCATTACAATTTGGACATTTGAATGTACCATAATCATCATCTTGATTAATCGGCTTTTTAGGACGTTGTTTTTCAACGGCAATTTTGCACTCTTCCAGCGTGCCGATTGCTCGGTACTGCTGAACTTCTTCCAGTGCCTTGATTGCCATTGCATAAGCATTTTCAAATAATTTTCCCCATGATGTATCACACGGAATTGCTTTTCCAAGTTCGTTACAATCATATTTTAATTCTTCGATTGCTTCATTCTCCGTCATACCGGCTCCTTTCCACCCTCTAACAGTTCCGGGTTGTCAAATACATTTCCGATGACCTCCATCTCATATCCTCTAAAACAATCAAAATTCCATTTAGCACCAATAGGCAATTTTTCCGATTTAACGCACATCCACGAAAATTGATAATGATTGTCTTGCCAAAATGCTTTGTAAAGATTGCCTTTATCATCCTTAGCAATATCATTCTCATAAATCAGCTTACTGTTTTTATCCTTACCTCCGGTGCACTGGCAGACGGTTTCTAGGTCTACTTCGACCATGTTCGGGATATCATTGGTCATTCCCCATAGGATATATCTTCTCTCCCAGATACCATATAAATATCCTTGTATCCATTCGCCATTATCAATCCGCTTTCCACGGAATAAATATCTATTCTCCATGCTATTCCTCTCTTTCTTCTTGTAGCCACTTTAATGAACATTCGTAGCAATTCTTATTCATCTCTCCATTGCACTTTTCATTTTTATTGAAATTCAAATCATACTCCGCCGGGCACATCATATTACCTGCCAGCTCCTCATCCGTCATGCTTCTAATCCGGTCTGCATTGGTCTTTTTTCTTGTTACTGCATATCCTTCTGGATATATTCCGTTTTTCATATCTTCTACCTCACTTTCACATCCTTATCATTTTTTCTGATTTTGAATTCCAGTCCACACTCTTCCTTGAGTATTTCTATCTGCTCGTCCCAAGTTGTGTAATCATCCATAAGGCACTCTGCCTTGCTATTGAACCGCTCTATGTACCTTTTAATTCTTTCTGCTCCAAATCCGAACTGGTCACGAAGTGTAATTGCTGACAGAATTGTTATTGTATCAATGGTATTCTCTTTGATTTTCAGCATACATTCATCTATTGCATTCTTTGGAAGTGCCAGGGGCATTTTCGTTGCCCCTCTGAATTTGCATTCCTCTTCCAGTCCTTCAATTCCTTTGGTTTTGGCTATTTTTAATGCATAAGTCATTCCCTCACGTCTTGCCTCTTCTAATTTATCCCTTGCCATAACTACCTCTCTTCCTTCCACCAAGCGAATCATTCTCAACCATGCTGCATATAATATAAGCAGGAGGTATCAATATGATTGCTTAGTTTTGTTATTTATATTTAAAACTTAAGTGTTAGGCAAACCGGAGTTGTCCGGTCTGCTCTGATTCTATTTTCATATTTGGCATACGTTCCGCCACACACAGTTCCGGCAAATTAGCTTTTACAAGAGCTGCCGGTATCGGTGGACATACTGCATTGCCGCATCTTCTCACCTGCTCACTTCTCGGATACGTTTTCCCAGTATAATCATGGTCAATTATGTAATCATCCGGAAATCCCTGGCATCCATACAACTCTCTTGGCTCTAACATTCTCAATCCAATATCCACGATCTGATAATCCACACCCTCTATCGTCACCAGTCCAAATCTGTCCTTAGTTGTCACGGTATCAAGTGGTTTTTCAATATCTTGTCCGGTCGCATCTCCATAATATTTTATTAAAAATGCTCTGACCTCTCCGAAGTGTCCCGGTGACGTTGTAATCGTATGCAATGGTTCTCGCAAATCTTGCCCTGTGCCGCTCTTATAAAATTTACTCAGAAATGATGTGACAAGTCCATAACGGTTCGAGCTGTCAACGGTCATTATTGGGTCTTTAATTGTCTGCCCTCTGACTTCTCCCTGTGCTGTTTCGGAATGGTACTGTATAAGCGTTGGAACCACTAACCGATTATGGTCTACAGTGGTAATTGTATCTATAGGCCCATTTACGTTACTTCCACTTCCTTGGTAGTTTCCACCATATGCCTTATCAATAATTGGTGTAAGTATAGGCTCCACTATACCAAAACCATGCTTCCCGGTAATCGTCCCCAGAGGTCTGTTCAAGCTATTACAATAATCATATTTTGCACCGCTGTGATTCACTTGCACTACAAATGGCTCTGCATTATCTATGACGAACTTCTTAAGTCCTCTTGCAATCCTCTCCATTGTCTTTGGTGCAAGCGGTCTCACCGCCCGGATGCCATACTTTTCTTTAATTTCCTCGGACGTATCAAATATACTTGGACATGGTCGGCTGAAATCAATCTGTGTGTACGCTCCCACATAAGGTTTCAGTAATCCAGCTTTCACTTTCTCGCTGTCTGCTGGTCCATGTGTCGGCTCCGGCCAGACAATCGGCTTGCCGTCACACCGGGCAATCATGAAAAATCTCTTTCGCATAGTCGGTGCACCATAATCGGCAGCAATCAGTTCTTTAAATTCTACAGTGTACCCCAGATCATTTAGCTGCTGTACAAATTTTTCAAATGTTTTTCCCTGCTTTGCCTTAATCGGATGATGCCGCCTGTTTAATGGTCCCCAAGTTTTAAATTCTTCCACATTCTCCAGCATAATTACTCTAGGTCTAACAAGCCCTGCCCACCGGCAAGCTACCCATGCCAGTCCTCTGATTTTCTTATCCTTTGGCTTTCCACCTTTTGCTTTACTGAAATAATCCTGTGTCCGTGGATAAAGGAATCTGGCTTACCACTCTGATTTCTTGTAGTTTCACCGAATATTTTACGAACCCACTACTCAATCAAACGCATTGTTCATCCTTTTTGTTCTCGCTATTAATCACACCGTTAGCGGTCAACCTTGGTCTACCAAGGCTTCTGTCATTACTCCTTTCTCAATCCATCATCTTTTAAAATTTCATCTATGCAGGCATTCCAGCCTTTATCAAATCTTCCATTATCACAATAATCAGGATGATTTGCTTTCTCTGGCAGTTCTCGGAGCGGGCACCAATCTGGTCTACACGCAATATAATCTGTCACATCATCTCCAATACCTGGAGCATTGCAATACAACGTTCGCTCTCCATACCTTGGTGGCTGTGTATCGTCTGCAAAATCGCACATATCGCACGATTCCGGCATATCCATAACCAATACTGCTTTAGACATATTTCACACTCCTTCTGGCTGTTTCGGCATATTCATCCAATGAGTTATCTTTACAGATTCCCAATCACCAAGTTTCCATTGACCTTGCAAATACTGAACAAACACACATCTTTCTCTACATGCATCCCATCCAATCACACTATTCAGTGATTCATCTGGCAGTCGGTCGCTACACGGAATCCAGTCGTTGCTCCCGACATTTATGTCGTTACCAAATTTCTCTACTTTCTGTTCTGGTTCAACTTCTTTCCATTCAAGTTCGGACATATTCACACTCCTTCCGGTTTCTCGCACCGCTCAAACTCAATTACCCATACCCACGGATTCGCATTCCAACCATAGCGGTCAAGGTCGGATTTTTTGATGGTGGAGTTCCAAATATCCATAAACTCCAACAAAGGCGGCTCAAGCCATCCAGTATTCATGCAATCCGTACATCCATAGGCTCCTAATCCGGCATGGTCACATCTGACACCTTCCGCACCTTCTTTCAAAGCGTCATTATTTGTCATATCTTTAAGCCGCTCCACCCCGACATCTCTAACCTTAAGCCAGATTCTAGCTGCTTCTTTCGGCATGTGAATGGACGGATGCCAAGTGCCTCTCCAACCTTCCGGTCGCAGTTCTCCATCTGCCCGGTAATAATATACACAATGTCCGCGCATATGACCGGCTTCATTAACTGGAAGCGCACACCATGTCTCACGAACATAAAGAATATCACCCGGACAGATAGGACAGGTACGTTCTGCTGTACTTAACTTATCTGTGTGTTCTTTGTCCGAATAATTATGTACTGCGTAAGTACGTTTATCAGAATCATAAAAATCCATATCCGGCACAACATAATCATTGGCATCTTTATTGATTCTTCTCGTACAACTCTTTCTCCCGTCCAGAATCGCCCGAACCATTTCTGTATTGAATAAAATCGGTTTAATTGCCATCTACACCACCGCCTTTCACAATTTCGATTGCACCTTTGTAAGCCCATCTTGCACCTTTTCCCGTAAGTGAATCTTCCGTGTCTGATATGCAATCTTCCAACTGCTTCACAACCTTTTCCGGGTCGTAGGCAGTTGGCATATTGTTAATCACATCTTTTACTGCATCATAATCTTTCATGCTTTCAAGCCTTCCGCTTAGGTTGTCCAAAAACAGCCCAGCATCAATCAGTCTTTCCATTGTTCACTCTCCTTCCTGCACAGGTATTCCAGTACCTGCATCCTCTATCACATTTTTTGCCTTTCTCGTATTTACACATTGCCAGCCTTCTTTCCATACCGGGCATTCATTGTCCGCCATTCCCGAAGCATCTGAGGTGTGAATCTTGATAACGAACGGTCATAATAGCTGCTCTCAGATTCTTCTCCAACATATCTCCGAAATGTGTAACTGCCTTTATATTTCAGTTGCCGTTGAATATAATCTGTTAAATTTTGTCTTCTAAATCCAAGCTGATTACAGATTTCCTTACTGGTGACTTTCTCCATGACCAGCTCGCCATCTTTGTTGAATACGTTGTAATAATATTTTGCCAAAACCTACTCCTTTCCAGCCGCCAGCAGCTTCCCTTCAAGCTCTCTGTAATCATACGAACGTTGTTCGAAGTTCGTGAACTTATTCCCCTTGGTATTATTGGGTTCGGCGGCTGCATCCTTCCTCCCCCAGTTACGAACTGCGGCTTTCCAATCTTTCATTCTGTTCTTCCCTACCATCCAACCCTTTGAAGAATAGAAATCAACAAAACGCTCTGCATCAACAGTGGTGATTCCTTTCTCTTTGCAGTAATCTGCTACATTTTGTGTGGTAGGGGGCACGAAGTGCCTTTTCTCTATACTCTCTTTTAATTCATTAACATTATCATTATCATATTCATTATCATTATCAGGTTTTTTTGCTTTCGTTTGCTTTTCCGAAAAACCATTTGCTTTTTTTGCTTTTTCAGATAAACCATTTGCTTTCGTGGATGGTCTGCCACCTAACTTCCCGGATTCTCTGCGTTTTTCAACAGTTGCCTGGTACTTTTCACTGTCTCTGTCCATCTGTACTTTTATGAAGCTGAATGCCATCCGTGTCATACCGTCCATGTCTGGAAGTGGCTCGCCGGATGCATAATTCATGATGGCAGTGAGCAGCAATCCACGCTGTTCCATTGTTAGAAGGTTGATATGCTCTGCGTAAGTGGTATACATGACAAAGCTGTTTTTATCCATCACTACCACCGCCCATACAATCAAATATACTTATCTGGTTTTTCTCTAATTCATTCTGGCTTCTGGCATATTTCTTAATCTCAGACAGTTTCTTTCGAATCCTCACCGTTCTGCGATTCTCCTGTGCCAGATACAACTTCACCAGATGCATTTCATCTGCTGCCGGCTGAAAATATCCTTTGCCATCCTGCATATTAAGAATTGGATGCTCACTGGTGCATTCCTTTTCTATCATTTCTCTGACCGTTCTATCTGATAATCCGGTCATTGTAATAAGATACTGCCTTGTGACTGCATTCTTATGCCCTACCGGTATGTAATCAATCACATTCAATATCATCACCTGCCCTTGTTATCTCTACTTCCGTTCTTGGATTCCATTTATCATAAGATACCCTGCTGCCATCCGTAGACTGAATAATTTTAAAATTATCATCTTCCAACACACCATATTTCACCAGAATGTCATGCAATGCTTCATGTAAATTGGTAAGGTCAACCTTCCGCTTGGTCTGCATATAAAAGACTGCTTTCACATTAACCGGATAATCTATTGGTGCTACCACCTTTGGCATGAACGGCTTACAAGCCTTTTCATATTTCTTATACGCTGCAGATGGAATAATAAATGGTCTGCCATTCTTACCGGTAACAATCTGCTGGCTGTTCTTCTTTGTAATTGGTTTTAATTTAATTGTGAATTCCACTGTCACTCCTTTCCCCTCCCACTGATGCCAGCAGGAGGTAAAGCCTTGCTTTCAATAAGTAACAAATTTGTGATATGTAATAAAAATGTCAGTAAATCGGTTTCTTTTGCATTTGCGGGTGTTTCAACCCTATAGGTAGGATTTTCCAAAGATACTGATAAAATCCTCTCTTGAGCCGTATGTATGCTCAAATACATCCTGTGCAAATTTCTTATAGGCAAGGTCTGTATTCCGGCACAGATGCGGTCCTCTATTTCCTTCATGGTGTTCATAACACAATGGAAGAATCATGTTGTATTTAATAGAATCATCTCTGTTCTTTCCAAAGAAAACCTCATGCTTATGTGGATGTGGTTTTCCACACTCATAGCAATAATCCAGTGAATCTACTAAGATGCTTTTCCGTTTGTCTGCCATAATGCCTTTAACCTCTCTATCTCTTCCGGTGTTTCTGTCTGTATTCCCAGTTCTTTTGCTTCGGATACCACTCCATCTATGAATACCGACATTTCCTTGGTGTCATACTCACTGGAACCTTTTATCATGGCATAAGCGGTAAATGTACCATTATCCCTTATCTTTTCCCAGTGACCTTCTATCCGGCTCATGTCCACAGTGCTTTTTACTGTAATGGTTATGTATCCGGCTTCGTCTTCATAAAGCACACCATATCGTCTTAGCATTTCCTCATAGACTTCTTCCTTACTGGTATTCAGTACTGCTGCAATCTTACTCATAAGGACCCATGCATAAGCATTTGCATCAAGGCTTCTCTTCTGTCGGTATTTCACCGCTTTAATTGATAACTTGTCCAAATCCTTAATGCTGTCGTAATGCTCTTTAATGGCTGCGTCCTCGTTTACCTCAAAGGTAATCTTGAATTTACCAGAATCACCATAATCTTTTACAACACCAACTGCACGACCAGTAAACTCCATTATTCTTCACCATACTTTTCTTTAATTGCTATAAGCATATTTGCTATGTCATTAGCTGATAAAGACTCCCATGTTTTCCCATTATTTTTTATCCAGTAGTCAAGGTTCAGTTTATGCTTTAGTGCAATGTCTTTGAGAACCTTAATCTGTGCTGCACTTGGTTTTTCTTCCTGCTCCGGGATAATATTATTAAATGGTTTCATTTCCTCTTTTAGCCACAGATTGAATCCCAAACCAGTATGTATTGCCACACATTTTACGAAAGACCTGCACATACTGTTCCATACTCTCTGTTGGCTCATAGAATTGTCTTTAACTGGATTAGAACCATTCATAACAGGAGACTGCATTTCATATTCGTTTTCATCAATTACAACTAAAATTCTGGTTTCATAACATTTGTTAGAATTTCCGTTTTTATCAGTAAATGTCTGGTCTGTCATTCTTAAACTGCTTCCCGTCTTTTCATCCGGAATTGGAATCCAATAAACTTTTTTTGCACCATTCTCATGTAACAGGTCTATGCATTTCGCCCAATTCAGATAAATCATGCCATCCCTTTCTTCACAATATGGTGTCACATCTATTTTTCGCATTTCTTCATATGTTTTTAATGCCATCTTCTTAATCCTCCACAAATACAATCATTCCATCCAGACACCGGTCACATATCCGCTCACCGTTTATCTGGTGATAACTTTCATCTTGAATTCTTTCGCCACAGCAATCACACATTGGTCTTTTCCGCAACCACTCTTCCTTCTCTGCGTCATGCTGTTCCCATAAATCATAATTGTCAGGCATCTTTCTTATCCCTTCTGTAATAGTGTCCAAAATAACTGCCATCCGGATCTGAATTGATGGAATATGTCACATTATCATCTATCTTAATATCCGCATCATAAGAACCATCCGATTCTACACTTATCGATAATGACTTAGCAGCAAACTGTACTCTAAATACCTCTAATGTCTCTGCTATACTATCTATTAACACTAAATCTCTTTTTTCTACGTTTCCGTTACGCATTTACTAGCTCCTTTCTGAAATCCATCACAAACTGACCAGATACATCAATTCGTAATGCCTGCTTAAAATAGTTTTCCTGTTTTTCTGTTTCTTCCCGGCAGTCATCACACACACCGCCAACCAGTTCCCCGGCATCTACATTTGCCTTACACTTCTTACAGGTATACATAAGACCACCTTTCTTTACTTCTCGCTAAATTTGTGTTACAATGCACGAAATGGATATTTTATATCCCCTTTTCGAAGGATGATGCGAACTCGCCAAAGTTTTGACGCATCATCCTTTTTTAATGTAACAATCATCTTTACTCTCCTTGCAGGTCTGCTTGTCCACGTTATAACCAATCCATATCAGCAATGTTCCAATTACTCCCACTGCTCCACAGATAACCGGATTTGTATCGTAGGAACTGAATCCTAATATCATTCCAACAAAGCCTATTCCTGCAATTATGTCTCCAAGATACTTCATAGCTTGTCCTTCCTGCCGCTTATGCGGTCTTTGGTGCTAAAACAATTCTTTCTGCAGCCTGCTGATTTAACTTATTCCCAGCAATTTTCTTTTCTTCATCCGTTAAGGTATTGACATTTCTGTAATTCACATCATCACCAAACCGGATATAAACATTGGTCTTCATTCCACCACCTCCAATACATCTTATGTTGTTACGCTTGTACTTCATTTCTGGAATTTGCTTGTGATATAATCTCCTTACAGGACATTGCCGTGTCCAAGTATATAAGAAGGGAGATAATAAACCATGAATATGATTCCTGTTAATTCATCAAATCTTAGTGCAGTTGGTTATGATGGAAGCACCTTACGCATTCAATTCCATTCTGGTGGCTTATATGACTATGCTGGTGTTCCAGAATCCGTATATATCGGTCTTATGAATGCTGCATCTAAGGGAAGTTATCATGCTGCTCATATCAAAAATGTTTATCCATATAGAAAACTTCGTTAATCTATTATGATAAGCACAAGGGCAGGACCATTTATTTTCACTTCTTTATCCTCATAAGGCTCTGCCCAATGAGCAATAACACCTTCCCGCTCTTTCAATTCTTTGACAAGCTCACAAGTTTTAAAATCTTTTAATAATTCCACTTTGTTCGTCCTAATCATCTCCTTTCATGCATGAATCACTTTCTTCTCACACAGAATCGTAATAATAAAACTGTTTACCGATACCCCTCGCTTTTTTGCCTGCTCTTTAATCTGGCAATATAACTTCTCTGGCATCCGAATTGTTGTCTGAACCATTCAGCCACCTCTTTTCTTTTGTGATATTGAAATGATAGCAAAATGAAAGAGGTTTCCTGATGAACGTTAGCTCAGAGGTTTGTCAAGTCATTCTGTTTGGTTGAATTTTATTCAACTTTGTTTGCAAAAAAAATAGAATCTCGTTTCTTATTAGTCAAATTTAAAATTTTCTGCATAGATAAAATCTCAGATGCCTTAAACTCAGTCTCATTGTTTATTTTCTTATAAAGACCTTCTCTTGTAATTCCCAGTTTCCTTGCTATTGCTGTTATAGTAATTCCAGAATCAACAATTTCTTCATTAAGCAAAGTACTATCCGTCAACTCTCTTCCTCCTTTCTTGGTTGATTTTTGTTCAACCCTTGTTTATCATATCTCAACGTTGAATATCTGTCAACTATTTTTTACAAAAATGTTGAATAAAGTTCATTTCTATGATATTATCATTTTAGAAGGAAGGTTGGTGACTGATATGACTATACAAGAAAGCATGGGGTTAAAAATAAAAACCTTACGCGAAAGTAAAAAAATGTCACAAGCAGAACTTGCTGCTTTAGTTGGATATAAAGATAAAACAGCCATTGCTAAAGTTGAAGCTGGCAAAGTAGATTTACCACAGACTAAAATATCCGCCTTTGCTAAAGCATTAAATACATCTATATCATACTTGTTTTCAGATGATGAACCAGAACCACAGCCGCAAACAATTGCAGCTCACTTTGATGGTGATGAATACACAGATGAAGAATTGGACGAAATAAGCAAATTTGCAGCCTTTGTAAAATCCAAAAGGAAATAAGTCCATTTTATGGGACACATTCATGTTTATAATGAGATGGAAGGGAGTGATAACATGACAAAATACGAAGAAATTCTTGACCAAGCACATAATAATAATGTGCCGGTATACGAGAATTACAATTTTTCTAATAGAATAAAGGGACTTTACTGTGATGGATCTATTGCCCTTAATCAGAATCTGGATACCAGTACAGAAAAGGCTTGTGTCCTCGCTGAAGAATTAGGACACCATTACACCGCAACCAGGGATATAATTGACCAGTCCACCGTTGAGAACCGTAAGCAGGAAATGCGTGGCAGATTAGTAGCCTATAATAAAATGGTTGGTCTCCGGGGGCTTGTAGATGCCTACAACCACCACTGCTGTAATTTAGAGGATACCGCTGAATATCTGGAAGTTACTCCAGAATTTTTGCAGGAAACTATAGATTGCTACCGCAGTAAATACGGTATATGCACTACAATTGATAACTACGCTATTATTTTTGAGCCAAATCTGGCTATCTTAAAATTAATATAGGGGGATATAATACTATGACAATTGAAGAAGTTTTGAAAAAGAATAAGTTTTCAACAGCAATGGTAAAAGGTTCTATAAAAGCATCTGAAAAGCGAATTTCAAATAATGAAAATATTATTTTTGCTATTCCCATTGATATAAACAACCAGAAGAAAGTAGGAATACTTACCATTACCGATCAAAAGATACTTTTTGTCCACAATGCTTTAGGAATTGGATTCTCAAAAGAAATTCCTCTATCTACTATTCAATCAATCGATAGTAAAACTGGAACTGTTATACGGAAAGAAACTGTTGTTATTACAGGGCTAACCGATACAATCTACTTTACTCAGTTGATTGAGATAACAAATAAAATTAAAAATGCTATATATGAAGCACAATCATATGAGAAGATTACTCCTTCCACTGCTTCATTTTATTCTGCAGATGAATTGAAAAAATATAAGGAATTACTAGATACTGGCATAATATCACAGGAAGAATTTGACTTTAAGAAAAAGCAGTTATTGGGAATGTAAATTATATAGAGGTAGATCACATAAATATGTTTTTTGATAAATTAATAAATATGTTTAAAATTGACCAAACGGATAGTAATAAGAATGCATATACTTATAGAAATCAATCTTATTTAAGCAATTTTTCACTATCTGATATACAACAATATAATGGAATGCCTTTTTATATAGACCATAGCTTATTAATGTATGTAACTCATGTATATATTCCATTTTCAAAGCAGAATGAATCTATATGTCTTGAACATATAAAACAATTAAATGCATTAATATTTCCATTGAAAAAATACACGCAAAATACTTTTATTCCAGAAACTTTTTGGTGTAAGGAAAATCCTAATCCATTCCTTGACGATTATCCATCACAAATAAGATTTGCACCTTTTACCCCCAGCGGAAGGCAATCTAAATACCCCGTTTCTGCATTTATTTCTAATATGACAGAACTTTATGGGAATTATGGTATTCAACAAATTTTTTATAAGTGTAATGGAAAAATAGGAAAAGCTGATTTATCCTATTCCCAAAATGAAAAAGCTGGCTTTAGAATACAAATCCGAGAAAAAGCCGGTGCATTATATGTTAGACGTATAGATAAAGTGTATAAAGTAAGAGAGTCAAACTCTCCTGTTCCATATTTAAAGACAGAAATTCAATATATTTTAGACTAAAACAATAGAAAATAAAAACCGCCCTACTCTTTCAAGCAAGGCGGCATGCTTCCGAATAATACGAAAGCCCTAAGCAAGCATATTGTATCATTCCGGAAGCAGCTACGCAAGCGGAACACCCGTTCCTCGCTGGCTGTTATTTTTGTACCCATTTTTTCATACACTTAACAAAGGAGTGATAACATGACTGACAACACCTCCATGCGTACCGGTGCCCTCTACATCCGGGTATCTACCGGTAAGCAGGAAGAACTCTCCCCAGACGCTCAAAAGCGGCTGCTCTTAGATTATGCTGCCAAGAACAATATCATTATCTCCAATCAGTATATTTATGAAGAAGATGGCATATCCGGACGTAAGGCGGATAAACGTCCACAGTTCCAGGATATGATTGCCCATGCCAAGTCAAAGGAACATCCCTTTGATGTAATTCTGGTATGGAAGTATTCGAGATTTGCCAGAAATCAGGAAGAATCCATTGTCTATAAGTCCATGCTCCGGAAAGACCATGTGGAAGTCATTTCCGTGTCCGAGCCACTGGTGGATGGTCCCTTTGGTTCCCTGATTGAGCGAATCATAGAATGGATGGATGAATATTATTCTATCCGTCTGTCCGGTGAGGTTGTGCGAGGTATGACGGAGAACGCTTTAAGAGGGCGAAATCAGGCTCGACCGCCTTTAGGCTATAAAGTACCGCATGCCAAAGAAACTCCCGTCATTGTGCCAGAAGAAGCTCTTATCATACATACGATATTCGACATGTATACCGAGAATGGTGCCAGTATGTTTGCAATTGCAAAACACTTAAATAACCTCGGCTATCTTACCTCACATAAGAAGCCATTTGAACGGCGGAGTATCGGCTACATTTTAAGCAACCCTACTTATATTGGAAAATCTGTCTGGAACCGTCATTCTAACGATAACAAGGCATTAAAGGATGAATCCGAATGGATTATAAGAGATGGCAGCCATGAACCAATTATCAGTGCAGAACAATACGAAAAGGCACAGCAGCGTATCAAGGCAGAATACACTCCCAAATATGCCAAGCCGCCAGAACTGCACCGGCACTGGTTATCCGGCATGGTAAAGTGCCACACCTGCGGACGCTCCCTCTCTACTTCCATTCATAAGGATAAACGGTACGGACGGACATACACGAATTTTCAATGCTATGGATATTTAAAGGGGAAATGCAGCGTGTCCCATCAGATTTCCGCCCGGAAACTAGAACCTGCCGTGTTGGAAGGCCTGAAAGAAATTATGGAAGGTGTGCGACCGCTCCAGTTTAAAATCATCAAGTCAGAAGAACCAACCGCCCAGTCCGCCCATGAGATACTCACCGAAAGACTGCATGACATTGAGAAAAAAGAAGAACGTATCCGACAGGCTTACCGGGATGGCATTGATACCATAGAAGAATACCGGGACAATAAAGCCATTCTTTTCAAAGAACGGGCAGAAATAGAAAGCCGGCTGGAAGAATTAACCCCTGCTCCTGTTCCATCTGAGTCAGATACAAGGGAACTCATGCGTAACCGGCTTAAGAATGTATATGAGATACTTTCCAGTGAGGATGTCTCTACCGTCACCAAAAGCAATGCGCTAAAATCCATTGTAGATAAAATTGTCTATGACAGTGAAAAGAAAGAATTAAGCATCTATCTCTACTGCTCCGACACCCTCTAA